GTTGAGCGAAAAAAAGGCATAGGAAAGCGAAGTAAAAAGAAGCATTTGTATCATGGAATAAGCAGCGTAGAGCCGCTTGGCATGGGTGATTACTATGGATTCGTGCTTGATGGTAACGGCATGTTTCTTGGCCATGATTTTACCGTTCTTCATAATACGGGAAAAACCTTTTCTTTTGGAATTATCGCCTTATGGCACATGCTATGTCACCCTGTTGGTTCTTATGACGGTAAGCTAGAGATAGGATCAAATACCTATATCGGCGCTCCAAACCTTAACCAAGTTGCTGATGGTATATGGAAAGAAATGCACGATTGCCAGATGGCAATAGAAGGCGGCGACGTTGCATGGATAAACGAATATTACTCAATTACCAAAACTAAGGTATATGTAAACGGCTTTGAAAAGCAGTGGTTTATCAGCCAAGCAGCAATGCAGAAAGGCCAGTCTGTTGGTATAGCCGGTAAGCATAGATACTGGCAGATGATCATCATTGATGAGGCTGCTGGGGTTCCTGATGAGCATTTTAATGTAATTGATGGCACTCAAACGCAGGGCGGGAATAGAACCATTCTAGCCAGCCAAGGCGTTAAGAATGTCGGTAAATTTTATGAAACGCACCACAATTTAAACACTCTGAATGGTGGATCATGGGTTTCTTTATGCTTTAGCTCTGAATATTCGCCATTCACAACTACCGAATGGATAAATAATAGGGAATTAGAATGCGGAGGTCGTGAATCAATAGAGTATAAAATCAGGGTTAGAGGCTTGTTTGCTGAAGATTCAGGCAGTAACCTTTTAACAAGGTCTGAAATTGATAGATGTTTTAACGATAGGCCACTTATTCATGAAGATGAGCCATACGGGATATTGATACTTTCAGACGTAGGTCTTGGAGAATACCGCGATGAATCTGTAGCAGTTTTGGCAAAAGTTATCGGATATGGTGATCATAATGAAGATGCAAGACGTGTAGAGTATTATCAAATACCGATATGCACAAACACTAAAGACCCTATAGATTTTTCTGGTGAATTAATAAGTCTTTTTGGTAGCTTAGCCAATGCTACTCTTTTAGTTGACCATGGTGGAGTTGGATCTACCGTATGCAATCTTATAGAGCGAAGCGGTATACCTGTAGTGAAAATAGACTGGGGAAAGCCGTGCTTTAAATCAGAGTACAAGCAAAGGTTCTATAATCAACGTGCTTGCGCCATGGTTAGATTTAGGGATGCTATTCGATCTGGCCGGGTAAAGATGCCAGCTGATATAGAAGAGCGTATAAAGCAAAAAATACTGCTTCAGGGCAGTAGGCTTCCATATCATTATGCGGAATCTGGCGGCATGAAATACGTCATGGATAAAAAAGAGGTAATGCGAGCCGCTGGCATAAAATCACCGGATATTATTGATGCCATGTCATTCGCATTTCTCGAAGATGCTTACTATAACGCTCGTGATGTAGAAGTTTGCGAGAGCGCAAGACAGGAAAAAATCAATAAAATTAAGGCTGAGGCGCTAAAAGCCTTTGATGATATTGAATAAGCAATGTAAAATCAGTACATGATACCTGAATCAAAACTTTACAGAGCAATACGCAATTTTGCCATTCGTACACCGTTTTGGGGTACAGCCTTGCGCTATGAAGTTAAGCCAGATGAAATAAATGATTTAACGCTAATATCAAGACGTGTATATGGCAATAGCGATGAATACATGGCAATCATGGCATCCGCTGGGCTTGACAGGGTTAACCAATCATTAGTATCAGGCACTACGCTTGTATTGCCAACACCTTCACAATTAGCTCAATTTAAAGACAGTAACGGAATATCACAGCCTGTACGAAAGGTAAGATGATATGGTTGCCAAGGCTAAGAGCAGTCTTTTAGGTTCAGCTACCAAGCTTCAGAAAGAGGCAAAGGCATCGTTTAATGCTGATGCTGAAAGGCGCTTAAAAGACCAGAGCAAGATACTTACCGCTGATGATCTTTCCGGTGAATATAATCAAGCGCTTAAGCAATTGTTCACGCGAGAAGGTGGCCTTCATCAAATAACGAATGAAGACTTACAGGCGTTCAGGTATAGATTAAACCTGATAAAAAAGCGCCATTCAGCACAAGGACGTTTTAAAGGCGGGATAACGGCACAAAAGGTTATTGACCTATCGGCATCTACAGATATAAAGCGTGCTCGTGACCAGATAAGAACGGCTATTCCAGTATCGAGCAAAGGCAGCGTTATACATTTCCAAACAAATGCAAGCGCAAAGTCTGAATCAACACGGCATCATGTTTATGTTGAATTTCTTGATTTTGCATCATGGTCGGCTACAGATCAAAAGCCATTGTTTGCGGCTAATAAGCTTATAAAGACAAGCCCATTAAGATTTGATTGTGATTGTGGTCGCCATACGTTCTGGTATCGCTATATTGCCAGCGTTGGTGGTTATGCTTATGGTCGCTTGGAGGATGGCTACCCGAAGATAAAAAACCCCATGTTGTACGGGTGCGCATGTAAGCACGTTATCAATGTTATGAGCATTGTTTTGCAGTCTGGTACGTTTAAGCAGTATCTGATTAAAATGATTGAACGTAATCGCCAAACGCTAACTGGAAGGCAGAAAGGCTTTACAGAAAAAGAACAGGAAAAGTTTGCGGAAGAGCTAAAGAAAGAAGGGAAAAAGCTAATCGTTAAGAAAGAGCTTTCGCCTGCAATGAAGCGGCTTAATGAGCAGATAGCTACCAGAGGAATGGAAGAGGCTGTAAAAAAGATTAAAAAGGCAGTGAATAAAGAAAAAGAGATAAGTAAGCAGCTTCAATCGCTGGCTAAAAGCATTAAGCAGCGTAATCCTGATTTGGATGATGATGAGGCTATGGCAGTGGCCAAGATGCGAGAAGCCAAGCTAAGGAAAAACCTATGACAGATATAAGCCTTATACCGGCATCGGTGCGAAAAGCCCAAAGGCAGGTTATTAAGTACCATATCCATACGAAACAGTGTGATGTTTATCGCAAAGTGGTTAATCGTGTAGGTGAAGGTACGGTTGGTGGCGCACCTACATTTGGCGGAATGGGCGTACTATCCAGTGAAGATGAACACGACTTCGAGCATGAATACATTGGCAAAGGCTATTTCTTACCAATGGTTGAGGCATTCCATACAGATGGCGATAATTTCAAAGATGACGGCGTTAATATCCTGTATCGCGGTAATGTTATTCAAGCCGATATACAGCCAATAGCAGACGAAGGCTTTCAAGGTTATTTTATCCCACAGAAATATGATATTGTAGCGGTACACGAAGGGCTTGGAGTAATGGCAAGCTATCAAATTGTTGGTGTAACAAGTGTTCAATCTACGCTTGGATACACGCGGCAATATATATTAAATGCGCAAGAAGATGCCGATGTTGGAATTTAATCAGGTGTAGAAATGGCTGAAAAAACAGGTTGGGGCAAAAAGATAAAAGGAATCTTTGGTTTTACTGAGGAAACTATTGTCACGCCTCAAGAATTGACCAGAGATGAATCATTTTACAGTATGGAGCCTGTTACTGTATCAATGTTGTTGGGTAGCGGTAAGAGAGCTGCTAGAGGCCGTTCAGAAATATACGAAAAGCTGCATTTTATGATGGGCGACCCTATCATATCAGCCGCTATCAAATTGCACGTTACAAATGCTTTAGGCGGTGATCCTGCTACTGGTAACCGTATATTTATCGAGGGCGTACCAGAAAATGGTGACAGCAAGGAGAAGCAAAAGATTATTGATGAATTGAATGCGGATTTGTCTGATTTATTCAACCGAACAGCTTATTCATTGGCATATAACGCTATAGGCTTTGGTGACGCCTATGCTAGACCATACTTTAAAGATGGTGTTGGCATTATTGATTTAAGAACTGACGAAATGGTGTGGCCTCCATTAGTTCAGCCTTATGAGCAGGGCAGTAAAACAGTTGGCTATTCTGTATCAGCCGGTAAAAACTTCACCGAACGATTAACGATAAAGCAAATGCTGCGAATGAAAATGCCAAGGCTTGGCTATATTGCGCAGAATAGCGTTGTTCAAAAGTCGGTAATGACTTCATTAACCAGTGATGATTTAGAAGATACGCCAATTCAACCAGCTTTGATTGGCGGAACATTCCTGATGGAAGCTGAAGAGCCGTACGATAACTTGCAGATAGCTTTACAAGGAATGGTAAGCCAAAGGATAACTGGATCTATCGACGAAAGCATATTGACTGTAAACCAGAATGGAATGACAAAGCAGCAAAGGAAAGAGTGTACATCAAGTTTAGAGAAGATGCTTACCGCTTCAAAGAAACGTGCATCGGATGCTATAGCCGCACGTATGCCGTTCGTTGGACGTGTATTTAACGTACTCCCAGTTAATAGCGAAAAACAGATTGTAAGTATTCAGCAATTCCAGGGCACAAGTGGTGCGCAGTCGTACACTATTGAAGATGTAATGACATACCTGAAAATGCTCACTGGCAGTATTGGCATTGATTTATCTATGCTTGGCTTTGCTGATATTTTGAGTGGTGGATTAGGTGATGGTGGATTCTTTAGGCAAAGCGCTCAAGCCGCTGAAGTCTCTCAAATGATGCGTAAATCATTGGCTGATTTCTACTATGACGCAATAGATTTGCACCTGTACACAAAGAACGGATACACATTCGAGAAAGGCGAACGTCCTTACCGGATAAACTTCTACGGTTCAGTTTCCGCGCTTGAAAATGAAGCTGCAATTACAAAGGAAAAATCAATGAATTCTGTAGCAATTATGGGACAGGCTTTATCTGCTCTTAAAGATTTGGGCTTGGAGGAAAACACAATGAAGTTAATTCTCTCTCAAGAAATGAAGCTTGATGAAAACATGGCTGAATTAATATCGAAAGATATGGCCGCTGCAAAACCGCCTGAAGAGGAATTTTAATCATGGGTTTAATCACTGATATTATTAAATTCAATGTCACAAAAAGGCATAGAAAAGAGCGTGGACAAGATAGGAATTTTGACACTGCTGGATTGGCTTCAATTATCAACGGCGCTGAAGTTCAGGAAATGGTTAAGAATGGCGACCTTGTTGGTTATTATGGGCACTGGGTTCGCCAGAAATTCGGCTTAAATCCAGTCGAAGGCGTAGTGCATGAGGGTAGGCAGGTACTTATACAGCCAGCGATTCGTACAGTTTATCTAAAGGCATATAACAATGGTGATATTGAGCATAAACAAGAATTTCTCGACACCGATTCTGGAAAGTTTTGCGAAAAGTTATACAAGTCAAAAACTGGAGGTCTTTCCAGCACGATAAAGTTTGATACCATTCGCGGAAAGCAAATAGCAAGGAAGTTTTTCGGATTTGATTATGTTTTAGAGCCTAACTATACAAAAAATCGCGGATGGGAAGTGGCTTGCGATAGCGTATTAATGCCTAACTTTGCATTTGATAGCGTTGGCGATTCAATGATTGATATTATGGATGATGATATTGATGCATTGGCAGATTATTTCGATTCAATATCTATGCACAATGCCTTGCTTGAAAGTAAAGAAGCTGAAATAAACGCTTTACGCGAAGAGAATAAGCGCATTCTGTGCGCACTGGATAGTTGTGAGACTGAAAACGCAGAGCTTTACTCTATGCTATCAAAAGATGGCAATAAGCCTGAAATAGCAATGGACGGGGTTATTGATGTTGTTCGCATGGTTCGTTCAACAAAGTTTGATGAGGCAGAAAGTTTTCTTGATGCCGAACTTGTTGGATATGCTGGGCAAGAACCTGAAGGTGTAATATCCATAAAATGCCCTGAAGTTAAAACAGCATTTGACCGTGTACTTGATGGCACTCTGAGACGATAAGCATGGCATTGAAAAGTGACGATAAGGGCTTTCTTGTAGGTGTTCCAATTGATAATGGGAATGACTATACGCTTGATATTTTGAAGGCTATCAAGGCTGATACGGCGGCATTGCTTGAAGTTAATAAGGCTGGCCAGCGTAAGCAGGTTAAAGTTGAAAAGGTTAAGCGCAGAATGATTGCTGATACTTCTTTTATCGGATCGAATGTTGTTGACTTTAAATCAGTAAAGCAGAAAGAAGAAATAGTAAAAATTCAGGCTGAAATAATCAGGAATGAAAAGCGCATTCTCAAAGACAATGCCAAAAAAGTTCCAAGCCGAAGAAACAGCAAAGGACAGTTTTTAAAGCGTGATGCTAATGGCAATGAAATAGAAGAAGAGGAAAATCCAGACAAGAAAAAATCAGGTGGCGTGATCAATAAGCTAAAGGATGTTATAGGTAAGTTAAAGGATAAATTATCTGGCGGCGCTCAAGATGCTGTCCAGGATATTGATAAGGTTGATCCTGCTGTTGAGGCTGCGAATGAGATAAAAGGTATAGCTAAAAACTTTGGCGGCGCAGTGAAGCTTATGCTTGCGCCGTTATCCATCATTGCTATGCCGTTTAAATCAATGTTCAAGAAAAAGGATGCTGCTGAGAAAGCATTGCCAGTTCATAAAAAGATACTGAAGAAATTAGAGGAAATTTATAAGAAGCGAGACGGCGGCATTGGCGGAGGTTTATTTGGAAAGCTTGGTGGGTTACTTGGTGGATTAGGTGGTTCAATAAAGGGGATTTTAGGTGGTGTTTTAGGGACTATATTTAGCCCTGTAGGCAGGATTCTATCCACTGTGTTCATGGGTGGTGGACGTTTACTTATGACTGTACTTAGGGGCGTATTCGGCCCTGTAGGCGCAGTTATTGCCGCTGGATTTGCAGGATGGAAAATAGGCACTTGGATATATGAAAAATACGGCGCTGATATACAGAATGCCATTGAAAGCATATCTACAGGCGCTAGCGATGCGTGGAAGTGGGTAAAAGATAGCTGGTCTGATGCAATATCAGTAGTAAGCGACACGTTTGAGGTTATAGGTAATTCATGGAATGACTTAATGTCGTTTGCAGGTGAAAAGCTTGGATATGCAAAAGATAAAGGAAAGGATTTATACAATAAAGTTGAGGATAAAGTTAAATCAACTTTTGGAATTAGCGGTAGTTCAGAATCCAACAAGGGAATATTGCTTGGTGAAATGGCCAAGACAAGTATGAGTAAAGATGAACAGGCCATGTTCATGGCTAATATGTCGGCTGAATCAGGAGGATTTGGCCGTATGTCAGAGAACATGAATTATTCCAGCGTAGGACGTATAAAAGAGGTTTTCAAAGGGAATAAAGCCATTGGCAGAATGAGTAATGATGACTTGAAAGGATTGGTAAATAATCCACAAGCGCTTGGCAATGCTGTTTACGGTAATAGGATGGGAAATGCAGGGAATGAAGGCTATCTATATCGTGGCCGTGGGTTTACTCAATTAACCGGAAAGGATAACTATAAGCGAGCTGGTGATGCATTAGGATATGATTTAGTTAATAATCCAGACTTGCTATTAGACCCTGCAATAAGTGCAAAAGTATCATTATGGAAATGGAATGAATCAGGCGCTGGTAAAGCTGCAAAGGCCGGTAATTTTGACGCAACAAGAAAGGCGATTAATGGCGGAATGAATGGCATTGCCGATGCTAGAGCAGCGTATAAAAAATTCTCAAGTGGTGATATAATACCTCAAGACGTACAGCTTGCAGCTAATGCATCCAGTGCTAATAGCCCAGTTTTAACAGCCGGTGTGAATATGGCAGTATCTAAGCTTGCGCTTGGTAAATCTGCTATTAATCCTGTGTCGGCTGCATTGAATGTCGGTAATCTAAAGGCTCCTAAAGCTACTCCATTGCCTGTATTGGTTGCTAGTGGTGGAAAGAATACAGAAAGAACAATAATTCAAACGCCAGCTATTACGCAAAATATTGGAGATCGTGGAATAGCACAGCTTGTAACTGGTGGAATTGGCGGCGGCGGTAACGGTATATAAAATGGCTGAAAATCTTGTAACTGCTGAAGAGATTGTAGATATGGTGTCACACTGGATAATGACACTGCCAAACACGTTTTTAGGCAGCGATTATGGCGGTATAGGTATTATCAAGGAAATACTGCAAAAGCCAATGCGCACGGCTATAGGCAATGCAATAATCGCTAAAATGAAGAAAGACATACCAATACTTTCAGTTATGCCACAAAACATGATCAATGTTTATATGCAGGATAAAGAAGGCAGAAACGATACAAAAATATTGTACATTGATGTTGCGGGTAATGTGATAACAGTTGACCAGAATGGGGCAATAATTTAATGACAGACAAATCAGATTACATTGCCGCAGCTGAATCTGTAATAGCGGAATATCCAACACTTGCCCAATTTTACAATGCGAAAGACCCTCGTGTTTTAGGTATGGTTAATGCAATGGCATCAATGTTTGCTATGCACAATAAAGAAATTCAGGTGTGGGCAGCCGAACCATTCACCAAGGCGCGTGATGTAACTGTGCTGGCTGATGCTGCGGTGAAAGGAATTCTTCCATTTGCGACAAAGAAAAATGTAAAGCTTAAAATAACCAATGTTAATGCTTCACCGTTCACAGTATCTTCAGGGCGCATATTGCTAGATAATCGAGGCCGTCAATATACAGTTAATATCGGTGAAACTATTGGTGCAAATACGTTTGGTTATGTTTTTGCATACCAGGAATTCATTAGAGATAACAATGTAAATGATTATAGTTTTCTGCATGAAGTTACAGAAAGCATTCCTTTTTATTCGATACAAATACCAAAATCAACTGTTGGAGACTACATATCAAAGATTAGAATATTTTCTTTAGATTTTGGTGAGGCCCCCGTAGAGTTTTTTTACACTGCTGATTTTTTAAATGTAGACGAAGGCGACCATATATTTCATTTAGAGACTGACGAAAATCAAGATTTATATATACGATTTGGTGCTGTTAATATAGCTGGTTATCAGCCTTCTCCGGGAGAGCAGTTTAGGGTTGCTGTTTATGAGTGTTCTGGAAATTTTGATATTGCTTTAGGTTCTGCATTCACATTTAACACATCTGTTGATGTTAATGAGATTGGTGCAAGAATTGAGTTGGTTGAAATAGAAGATTCTGGATCTGACCCCATGGATATTAGCACTATGCGTGAGGTCACAAAATATCCATCAATCTATGATTCAAGCGCTGTTTTTCTAGGAAACTTCGACTTTCTTATTCGAAGGAATATTTCGCCATTTGAGTTTCTATCAGTTTGGAATGAACATACTGAAGAGGGTGTAAGGGGTGAAAGCCTTGATAATATAAATACTATATTTGTTGCTGCTCAAAAGGATGGTGTTGTACAGGCTACGCTTGAAACGCAGATAGAAGATTTGATTATCGCTGCTGACGATACTTATAAAGTTACTTTTGTAGATATTATTGAAGAGGAAATTAATTGCATAATTGATGCCGACATTTCAAAAATATACGATCCTGCTGAAGTTGAATCACAGATTAGAACAATCATGCTCGCCAATTACGGTAGCGATACAGCATTTGCAAAGCGTGGTTTTTCAAAGATACGTTACCGTGATGTTTATAAGATTCTTACTGATGGCATTCAGGCATTTCAAGGTGATCAGGCTGGAGACTTCAGGTTAACCGTGACTTATACAGGTAATGATACCGGAGATAGTAAGGTATGTGCATATTCACGCACTGGTGACACTGTAACAATAACATTTGTTGCGCACAATTATATGGCGGGCGATCTTATAACAGCAGTTGATGGAAATGATCCGACTATAGAAGGTAGCTATAAAATTGCTACTGTACTTGATGATTCATTCACTTATAGGGTAACTGGAGCAACAGGCGCATTAACCGGAAGTGTTGGTATTTCATCTTTACCGAGGCCAGAAAAATGGCGTTATGTATCTAGCGAAAGCTTGACGGTAAATATTAATGAGTAATCATGTAACGCCAATACATAACAGCTTTACAAGGATTATAGAAAAAGACTTTGTAGACTTGTTTATGCGTTTGTTTGAAGAGGAAATTAATGGCGAATCGTTAAATGGTATCAGTGATGATATAAACTGCTATGGCGCTCCACACCTTGGTGATTTTAAGCTTATTGAGCGTAATTTCACGCAAGATGGATTGTCTGTAATGCGTAATTCAGATGAACCGGCATTGCGTTATTTGTTCAAGGCATGGCGCTATAAAAACTCTGAGCGAGGGCTTCATTTTTTGCGTTTATATTTGCGCGCTGTAATCGGTGAATTAGCGCCAGAGGTTAATCAGTTATGGCAGCATAAAGATTACGATTATCCAACATACTTGCGAACAAGACAGCAAATAACAGATGAAGGTGAAGATATTAATGACTTTTTTCTTACATCGAGAATTCAGTTAAATATCAATCCTTTAGATAATGCGACATTCACTAAAAATGTTGTTGATTCAATTCGCACTGCGCTGGCAGCTAGGTTTGTATTAGATCTTAAACAAACCATTATTATTGGTGATTTTAATCATGGATTGGGGTTGGCTGGTGTAGCTGGATTTACAGTAAACCATCATGTTAAAGCTACATTATTAACGCCAGTGTAGGAAACGTTTAAAGTTATATAACACTTATTTTTAGGATTTATATTATGGTACCTATGATTACTTTAGCTGGACTTGCTCTTATTGCAGATTCTATATCTAGCGGTTATCCAGTCCAATTAACGCACATTGGTTTTGGCGCTGGAACTTATGATCCAGATGGAACAGAGATAGCGATGACCGATGAAGTAGTTAGGAAAGCTATTGCCGCCGGAACTAACTTTGCAAATCAGGTTCGCATCTATGCAATATGGGATAATAACTCACAGCAAAGCGAGGTAACAGAGGTTGGTATTTATGCTGGCTCTACACTGTTTGCAGTTTGGAGTAATTCTGGTGGCTATCCAGTAGCGTATAAGACTTTAGAAGTTGACCTTGTAGCTTATTATGATTTTATTGTTGACCAAGTACCGGCTAATGTTCTTGAAATTGTTGTTGACGGCGGGGAGAGCGCTTTATTATCAGCACTTGCCGTTCATACGACAGATGATGATGCCCACCCGCTTTATAAAAAAAGAATAACTGATATTTTTTGTGGAACCTCAACTGGGGCTGTAAACCACTTTGAGTTAACGCCATCTGCTATTTTAGACCAGATTTATGCTGACTATGCAAATGGCGATAGATTCACATTCAAAGCACATCTGACAAATACAGGGCCAGCATTTGTTTCTATAAATGATCTTGCTGAGGTGGAGTTTGTTTTGAATGGTGTATCAATTCCACCAGGAACAATAGCGGTAGGTAAGTATTATGAGGTTTTATTTAATGATGGAGAAATCCATATAGTAAACTCATACGGCATTGAAAGTTCATCATCTAATAAGCTCAAGAATCTTCTATTCAATGGTGATTTTTCAAAAGACAATGATGATGTTGGATCTATAAGTTTTGGTGGTAATACTTATTATGTGTCTCATGTATATGGGAAGAGAGTAGCCAAAAACTGGTATGCAACTTCAGGAGATGATACTCCACACTTAAGAACTTACAACACTACTTTATCAGTAGTAAGAGGTGCTCATGCTGCTATCTCTTCATGTAAATCTGATAAATTACTTAAAATAGAAACTATAGGTGGCGGTTTAGACCCATTATATATTTTAAATAAAAATGATGAAGGTTCATTGTATGGGCGTGGAATTAATGCGCGCATATCGGAAATATCCGGGAAGACGCTAACAGTTAGCTTTTTTGCTAAAACAGATAGAGATTGTACGGTAGGAATAGAATTAGTTGCAGAGTATGGCGATTATGTTGGTGGAACTGCATCTGCTCCAGTAATTATTTATTTTGATACAAATTCAATTCTAAGCGCAGAGGCTGATGGTGCTTACTATTCTTCTACGATGGAAATACCTGATTTAATTTCAGGGAAGGTATTTGATTTTACAAGTAACAGCCTGGAAACATTTGATTTTTTATCAACTGCTGATTTTATACAATTTAAGAAAGTAATTAATTTCACTAACGGTCAAGATACGACACTTTATATTACTGATGTACAATTCGAGATTAGCGAGGTAAGAACAGAATTTGAGAATCCAGAAAAACAGTTACAGGGCAGCATATTAAATGCACTGAGCGGTACGTTAGATTTACGTCTGGACGCAAATGAAATACGTGGATTGTTAGGACTTGATGCCAGTGAAGATATTTTCTTGGGTAGCCTTTTGGAAAAGTTAAGAAATGGTATTGATGAATATTATGACAATTCAGATTTGTCTTTAAATAGTGATGCTACATGCGGACGTAGAACTATAAGAATATATTTAGATAGTTCAGCCGAATGGAACCTGTCTGATAATGTTGTTGAGATAGCAAGAACGGTAAGCAATACAAACATTGAAATATTCATAAAGCCGGGGATTAGTTTAAAACTAAATACTGCTGGTGGATATGGATCGCAATGGATTTTTAATAATTCAAGCTTGCGAATTTATGGAGGCAGCAGCGGATCTAGCGATGATCTTGTTATTGATATGAGCCTTGCTGTGAATGGAGTGCCATTTATCGAGTTTGTAGGTGACAGCTATTTAGTAATAGAGGATAGCGTTAGTATAACTGCCTATGCTCCTTATGCGCGTCCAGTTGGAGGGTGGGGTGAATATACACTATTCCAAGATAAGTATGTTAATAGTTTTTCATGGATTGGAAATGATAATCTTAGCTATGAGCGCTTACAGTACAGTTATTCTACATCAAAGTTTAAAACTGATGAGTCTTTGGGTTCAATTACTCAAGACGATACAATTACGCTTGTAGATAGATTTGGTAGTGTAAATTCCTACAATGGCAGGCCAGAGTTGCAAGCCATATCTACTACGCCATTTTGGAAGTATGAGCCTTTTTTAGTTGCCGACATAGCCAACAATAAGTCTGTAGAGTATTCTGGATTCTTTTCTGGCGGTGATACTTTTAATCTATGCTCTCTTGCGTTCGATCCTGATATAGTTCTTGTATGGCTGTATTGTGATGCAGAAGATCAGGGATACTATGCTGGTGACAGAATTCCAATTTCTAGCTTCAGTCATGATGTGTCATTAGGCTTGTCGTATAACATAAATTATTATGCTGGCATGTATTATTTGTCATTTAAAATATCTAGCCAAATTACTGTTGTGCATGGATCCACAGGAAATAGTGTCAATATAGATTTTGCAAAATGGAAAATAGGCGCTAAATTAGTACACATTCCAGACGCATATATAGAGTAATAAAAATGGGAAATAGAATAATTATTGTTTGTTCTGGATTGAGCGCAAAAGGATTTGTGCCGCCTGAAGGTGCTTTGGTTATCGCTGTAAATAACACCATTACATGGTTGAATAGGGCAGATTATTTTTTCACGCTTGACCCTGAAGGCTATAATCTTGATGCTATAAACAATCAGCGTGAAGGTGTTAAATACTGTGTGGCTTTCGAAAAAGGCGTTGAATTCAAAAACTGTACTATGTATGAGCGGATAAGAAATACTACGCTTGATGGTGTGCATGGTAAGTCTGGCACATTGAATGGCCACAAAACACTTTCTGAAGATAAAACAAAAATTCATACTGGAAATAGTGGGTATGGTGCGCTTGGTTTGGCTTATCATATTGGCTTTGAGAAGCTTGTTATTATTGGCCTGGACGGCGAAGGCAAGAAATGCGACGGGATGTATAGCGGTGATCTTTCGCACCTTCCAGAGCTATTTGATTCTGTCATTCCGCAAGTTGGTGGCAGGGTTGTTAATGCCAGTTTAAATTCAAACATTGATAGCTTTCCAAGGATGAATCATAACGATGCTATGGAGTGGCTTCTTTCGTAGAATTCCCAGTGATAATCATGGTCGCCAAGTGCGGCCTTTTTTATGCTTGAAATATTAATCATTAAAATTAATGCAAATAAACTTGCTTTGCGGAATTAAAGCATTATTATTAATGAAAGATTGTTAGAAATGGTGAGCGAGATGGGTGAATTGATAGTAGTAGATGGAATGACTATGGTTGACGATAAAACAATGACTCCAATTCGTGTTGGAGACGTTCGTGAAGACTATCGTGGTACTAAATGCACTATAACAGGCGGAAAACCTGCAACTAAATCATGCTGTGGATTGGTATATACGCTAGAAAACGGTGTGGCGTGTGAGCACTATGTAGGTATTGTTGACGCTATGTGGGTGCAGTTATGAAGGCAAGCGTAAAAGTTGTTGATAATGGAAATAGAATCGAAGGCATAGCCAGTTATGGAGGTTGGGTAGATAACTGCGTGATTGCTCTTGTTCGCCTTGGTGGATCGTGGGTTGTTGGAACATCAATAACAATGCCAGGCAATATTGATGATGCCAAGATTGTTTTTGAGGCCTTTAGGTTGACTATGGAAAAGGTAGATCAGCTAATAGGATGGGGAAATGATAGCTTTGAAGGCCTTGATTTTGGCGATAAAAAAACGAATATGCACTTTACTGAATGGCTTGAATTTAACGGTATAAGTAAGCCAACTGAATTGGCAGTACGTTTTTCATATCATGATATTGATAAAAGGTGTGATTTTCTTAGCAGTGTAGAAAAGAAAACTATAGTGGTGTGGATGTCACAAAGAGGATTTGAGCTTACTCCATTTTAACTGTAAAAATCAAAAAGGTGACGTATGAAACATGCACAAGAACCATGGTATTTAGAGCCTTTCGAAGGCGATTACATCGAGCCGTTACTGCCACATCATCGGGCAATAAGCTCTATTGATCATGGAGAGTTAGCTTTAGTAGTTTGGCAAATGGATGATGATGTTCTTTGTGGTGAAAAATCACCTGAATGCGAAGCTAATGCGCATAGGATTATTGATTGTGTTAATGCATGCAAAGGCGTTGATAACGAAATACTTAAGAAAATAGCCAGTGGTGAAATTGACGGTTCTGAAATCATTGAACTGGCTAAGGCAAAAAATAGAATAACTGAACTAGAGCTGCTAAACACCCGTTTATATTATGCGCTTAGTGACTTTGTAGAAGTGATTGAATGCGGTGATTCAATTGTCATTGACGGTGGCCTGCATAATCGTGCAGTCGAATTAATAGATTCAATAAAAAACAAAGGTGAATAAAATGCAAAAAAATATAGCGATGGATAGTGTTAATAGTTCTCAAATTTTTGGCATAGGCCATGATGCAGAAACAAATACACTTGCTGTTCAGTTTAAGGATTTTAAAACCAAAGAAGGTGGCAGTATTTATCATTACCAAAACTTCAGTGCTGAAAAGTTTGATGAGTTTAAAAGCGCTGAATCAATCGGTATTTTCTTCAAGGAAAATATCAAAAATAAATCCGTTGATCATCCGTTCACGAAAATAGAAAAAGGCGAATAACCATGTTTTTCAAAAATATCAGGGCATACAGGATTAATCCAAGCTTTATTGAGCTGCACAAGCATGAAAAAGGCGATTCAATTCATCAAGACTTTAATAATGAAATGCACAATATGTGTTTTTATCCATGCCCGTCAAATGTACCGTCGTCATGCGGATGGGTAGAGCCATTGCCTGAAGCTAATTCGCAAGAAATTCATTATGCATACCACTATAACAAGTGCTCTATTATATGCATGAAGGTTGAAAACAAAGTTCTTCCAGCAAAAGCAATTAATGAGCAAGTTTCGAATAAGGTAAAGGCAATAAAGGATAAAGAAAATCGTAAGGTTTCAAGGAAAGAAAAGATGTCAATTAAAGATGATGTCATTGCCGACCTGATGCCAAAAGTACCTACAATTTCAAAGCTTATCTACGCTTACATAAGCTGGGAAAAAGATCTTTTAATTGTGAATGCGTCGAGCGCAAAAGATGCAGAAATGTTAATAAACTTTATGCGAGAAACATTTAAAAGCTTTCCTGTTGTTCCTGTGAGCGCTGGAAAAGGATTTTCATCAATTGTTAATGAGTGGGTGGTAAGTGGAAAAGTATCTGATGATAACTTCTCTTTTAGAAATGGCATTGAATTGGCAAATACAGTAGAGCCATCAAACAAGGTGAAGTTTATCAATCATGATGATAGTTTTCAGGCTGTTGAGTTAATACAAGGCGGATTCTCTGCTGTTAAAATATCGCTTAGATACAAAGAAGACATGGATTTTACTGTTGATTCTGAATTGTCTATAAAGAAAATATCATTTTCAGGTGTTGTTCAAGAAATCTTATCCGATATTGAAGATTCATTAGCGTTGTGGCTTAGTGAATTCATTATCCAGTCGTCTGTTTTTGAAGATTTTATCAGTGATATTGAATCAATATTTTCAATTGATAACGCATTACAATAGCTTTATCTTGCTATTGGAGTAGAGAAGTTAACGAAACCTATTAGGAGATTGGAATGGGTACTAATCTTAACTATTGTTCATTACTTGCTTTATTTTGGCGACGAGCATATTGATGAAGCTAAAGATATTCTGCTAAAAAACGCAAGCCCGTTTGTACTTCAGTGCTTTATTGAGCAGCATCCTAACCTGTGCAACTACATTGAAGTAGAGGACGCTGTGATTGCCAATGGAACACCTTATGAGATTATGAGTTTTGCGTGCAGTTGCGACACCAATAAATTTAATTTCAGTAGGTTGCGCAATGCAGCTGCAACTAAAGAATTTGCATTATCTATTAGGGATAAAGGATGGAAGCGTGCATCTTATGCAGTAAAAAATATGTTTAATTAACATTGTCAATAATTGGTGCACGTAATGAGTACAGTGAGTGAAACGAACGGGCAACAGCGTGTTGTTATACGCAAGAGGCAATTATGAGCGATAGACCAGAAGACATTATTTCAGACGAAGAAATTGAGCTAGTACACGCCAATGCTGATTTTGGCAGCATGAGTAAGCGCGATGTTGTGAATCAGGGCGTTTTAAAGTGCGCCAGCGGATACTACCAAGGCCATACCTCAACTCAGATTATTACGAAGCATGGTTTGGTTGACGCGAAGTACAGGCTAACAAAGAAAGGTAAGCGTTACTTATGGGTAGCGTTCGCAAGCGCGATAAGCGTATAACCATTGGCACAACGGCGCACGTTTACGTGCGTCCAGCGCAGCGGGTTGATGCCCGTTGTTATGCGTGAGTGTAATTAAACTTGGAGTAAATAGAATGGCTAGAGTAAAAGTAACAATAGAGCTTGAAGTGCCAGATGTCGAAGCTACAGATAAAGAAATTGAAGAGTGGCTTATGTTTGAATTGCACTATAACGGCGATATGAATGGTAACAACCCTTTATGTAATGAAGGTGTAGACCCCGACGATTTTGAATGGGAATTCGCATAACCCCACGCCCAGCGAGTTGCCGCAGGCAATCCGATGCGGCTAGTAGTTAAACGAATAAGGAGAGAGAGATTATGCAGTGGGTAAAAACGACATTAAGAAAAGGCACTAAGACACCAAAAATCTGCGCTGATATGTTTATAACAGATAGTCGCGGTGTATTTAATTTATGTCAGGTAAAAAATGCAAAAATGGTAATGCGGAAGCCTTTAGTTAAAGAAGACGCGGAATCTTTAATTAAGGAACACGGCTTAGTTAAAGTTGGTAGTTGTTTTAATAACTGCTTTACTTATCGCGATGTTGATAGCGCGAAATTAGTGTGTGAGATATTCGTTTAACCCTGCAATAAGCTGCGGCAAAGCCGTCCAGCTTGATTGCGTTGTTATACGTCATTACACGCAACAGAGGTATATATGAAAACAGTAACTTATGATGAAACAAAATGGGCGATGGTTCCGATTGAGCCAACCAGCAAGCAACTGGCAGATACAGCATTTAACCTGTGCAGCATTTGCGAACACGGGCATTCTTTTGTGTCTGAAAATGAAAAGTTTGCGCGTGATGTATATTCTGAAATGATAGCAAATGCGCCAACTCCTCCCGATTGGGAGCCGAGCTTTCACGGCAATGAACCTTGGCAGCAATGACGTATAACAAAAATGTAACCGGTAGCGCAGCGTATCCGGTTTACATAGTTGTTATGCGCTGCACAAACTTAACCAGAGGTAATACAGATGGACAATCAGCACAAGAAAATATCAGGCTATCGTGATTTAAGTCAGGAAGAAATCGACCTGATGAACAAGATCAAGGCAGCCGGTGAGCAGTTGGGTAGTTTGGTTTCAGAGCTGCAAGGAATGAATGCAGACACTGGTGGCCATGCTATTGATATGCGTTGGGTGGCAATTGGTAAAACAGACTTACAGACCGGCATTATGGCGCTCGTTCGTTCTGTTGCACAGCCAACTACGTTCTAATTGTGTGCGCCGCAACCAATGGGCGCATAACCCTGTGGTAAGCGGCGTGCGTATCACGTCCAGCGCGAAAGCGCGTGCTTGACCACGTCGTTATACACCACGGGAGATATAGATTGATTGCAGCATTATTTGTACAGCCAGACGGATGTTACGAGGGACTTCATGACGTTGACGCATGGCCTGAACATCGAGACGCAAGATTATACGATGACGCTTTGCCGGTTGTAGCGCACCCACCATGCCAGTTGTGGGGCAACATGGCAGCGGTGAATTATGCTAGGTGGGGTGGAGAGCATAACAAGCCAGGCAACGATGGTGGATGCTTTGCAAGTGCGCTTGCAAGTGTGCGTCGTTGTGGCGGCGTGCTTGAACACCCGAAGAGCAGCAGAGCTTTTGCAGCGCACGGGATAGACAAGCCGCATGGCATTGGATGGCAACAAATAACCAAGACTGTATGGGTTTGTGAGGTTTGGCAAAGCGCATACGGGCATCGAGCCAACAAGGCAACATGGCTCTATTATTGCGGAAATAACGCACCGCATGAATTACGTTGGGATAGACCGAAAGGAACTCATCAGGTGGGGTTTCAAGACCAGCGCGGCAAGGCTCGAAACAAACCGACACTGGGCAAAAAAGAGGCGAACGCTACACCAATAGCGTTTAGAGATGAGCTGATAGAGCTGGCTCGGAATTGTGGTGTATAACCGTAGCTGTAAACGGTTGCGAAGCAATCCGATGAACGAAGTGAATGTATTTAACAGCGTTGTTATACGCTAAGGAGAACGATTATGAAGAATGCAAGATATATGCGAGTTGATGCA